CTTGAAAAGGTTTTCCTGCCATTGCATTTATGTGTTCTACACTTGGGTCCATTGGTTGTACTGGTGCAGGTGGCGGTAAAATTCTATCAATATCTTTTATACCTAATGCTTCGTACATTTTTCTAAATGCCATGTACAAATTATGTATTTGTGGATTTGACATTGCCATCTGTAATCCAGTTTGTGCTAGTGATATTCTCTGACTCATAGAAAATATGTTTGGATCTGCAACTGGTAGCACATCTATTCTGTCATCAAAATCTGTAACTTTAATATTTTTTTGTCCACCCACAACATCGTATGGATATTCTGGTGGTAAGTATGTAGCAAACACTTTAGACAATAATTTAAATTCTGATTTTAAACCTACATATAATCTTTTGTGTATTGCTGACATTACTCTTGAACCACGTTCTAAGAGTGCTACGGTCGTTCCAACAGCTGCGCCTTGGTTCCCGTCACCGACCTGCATGTCAGCAATCGACGCGAATCTTTGTCCTGCTTGAACAACAATTCCCATCAACTGTAGTAAAGTTGCTGAGGGTTCTTTGTAAGGTAAAAATACAAAAGCATCTTTTAAATTACCACCTGGTGTATCTACATCTTTAAATTCACCTGGTTGTATTGGTTGGGCATCATCTTTAACTCTGACACCACGTTGTTTAAATCCGGCTGGTAAGTTTGATAACGTACCTGCATCTAATAATTGACGGAGAGCCGCCGTTGCCGTACGACTCAATCCGCCAATCATGTGTATCAATCCGAATCCATAAAATCCTAGTCCTGGCAGAAATTTGAAATGGACAAAATATTGGATTTTATTTTTAAGCGGATCATTGGGCGCAAAGTTTCGTCTAATAGACAAAACTTTTTGACTACCTTCCTCGATTGTAACGACGTAAGGTAATTTTATTTCTGTTGGTTGACCATCTTCACCAACATCCTCAAAACCTTCTAAGTCTAAATTTACATGACACTCTAACAGCGTATATAAATTTTCTGCTTTTGTAGTTTTAGTTACACCTTCTAACTCACGTTCTTTGTCTGCAACTTTATCTGCATCAGTAACATCAGTAGGTTTTGATAATTCTACATCTGAGTAAAAACCATTTATTTGTTGTTTACGTAAATCGTTCTCAGATATTTTTATAACATGGATGACTGATTCCGCATCGTCTAATGAGGTAGCCGTATACGGAACAACCAGGTCATCTGCAGGAACAAACTTTGATACAGCTCGTCCCAGTAAATCGTCGTAATAAACTTTTTTAAATGTAGATCCTGCAAGAGGTAAATGAAATAACATTTGATCAAACTCTGGTTCGTATTCTTTCATCTGATCCATGATTTGATAGTTCATAAAATCTTTTACTCTTTGCGATTGTTGTTCTTTCGCAGGAGTAGTTACACCTAAAATTTGTGTTCTAACCGGTCCGTCTGCCGGTAATAATTCTTTGTATGCTTGTGCTTGAAACTGTGTTACCGCTTCTGCAAGAACAGGGTGTGTTGCACCTGATGCACCTTGAAACGGATCGTTTCTGTTGTCGTATTTAAAACCTAAAAGATCTAAACCATTCATGTAAGATCTTTCCCAATCTTTTCTTGATGATTTATAATCTCTGTAATCGTTTCTAAGTTTTGATCCGATAGGATCTAAAGTTTCTTCTGGTAATATATCTGCTAAGTTATCAAAGTGCGAGTTTGGACTTGTTTGGTTTACTGCACTTGGATCAAAATCAATAGTTGCACCACCATCTTCTTCTGGTGTTACTTCTACCGGTCCTTTTTGTTCTTCTTGCTCTACAATCTCGACATCTTGTTCCGGCCCAGGAACTTCTAATTTAGTACGAGTGTTTGGGAGAGCTTTTTCTATTTCTGCCATGTAATCTCCTATAGTTTTCTACCATTTTTATATAATGAAAGCAACCCTTGTGACATAGGTCCTTTTTCTGGTGGTGGTCCTGATGTATCGCCACCTGATAATCCACCACGTGCAAAACCATAACCAAAATTTTCTGGTGTATCCATACCTCTATCTATGGCTCTTTGTTTCATAACTGCTTGATCGTCTGCCATTAAACTAGCATCTTTATCAATTCTTCGAGTATAAGCATCTGGATCTAAAAATCGTCCTGCCTCTATTTGTGGATTAATTGTAGTAAAAGGTAAAAGAGCTACATCTAAATCTCTTTCTGCTTTTTCAAATTTTGGTTTGCTTCTTACTTTTTGTTGACCAGTTCCTTGTTGTAATCTTTCTAAATTATAAAATCTATCAGCAACAGAATCTAATTTTTGTGTAGCACCAAAATTAGGATCAATTTTTTTTAATCTTTCTATCTGACTTTCACCTGCTAAACCATATGTTAACGTGTTTGCTATTTGTGACAATGGTTGTCCTTTTGCATAACCATAAGCACCGGAAGGAACAGCTAAAGCTATTTCAGTTGCAACAGCGTATGGACCCATAACATTTTTTATAACTTTACCAGCTTTGAGTACATTTTTACCAAAATTTACTAATTTACTTTGAGCAACATTATCTCCTGCTTGTGCTTTTGCAGCTAGTTCATTTAAAGATTTTTCATATGCTTGTGGAAAGTTACAATTAACTCCTTCACTAAGTTTACAAGGTATGCCATTTTTTTTCATAAAAGCAACTAAACCTTTAGTTGCTTTTGGAGTTTGATCTACAAACTCTTTTGCAGTTACCGCACTTTTTGGCATTTCAAGAGTATATCCCGCACGTTTAGAGGCGGCTGGAATATCTAAACCTTGTTCTTTTAGTTGTCCTAATCTCGTGTCAGAATAATATTTACTTACATCACTTGGTTTTCTTATTCTTGGTAATTCAACATTAAATTGTTTTTCTAAAATACCAGACACTTTGTTTATTTTTTTTGCTTCCTCTAAAAAAACTTTATTATATTTTCTTGTGCCAACTGCATTTTCAATTTTTTGTCTAGCAAGAGATAATTGCCCTTGATAACTAGCTAAATTTTTTTGATTTAAATTACCTTCCATTATGTCTACAAATTGAGAAAATTCTGCAGCTTGTGATTTTGCACTTCCTGTTGCTCCAGCAATTTCGTTTATGTTAAAACCAAATGCTTTTTTTCCATCTTTAACATCATAAACAGGAATTTTATTATCTTTTAATATTTTAACGGCATCAGATTTTAGTCTTTCAAAAGTACCTATTTTATTTCCAAGTTTAGCATCAATAGTTTGTAAAGATATTCTGTACAATGCATTTCTATATGGATTTCCAAAACGACTTCTATCTATTACATTAAACATTTTTTTTGAAGCACTTTTGTTTATTCTAATTTTAGACAACTCTTCATTATTAAATTTATGTCCACCATACAATTGAGCTAATCTTGCAGTTGCTGTTCCTGCAGATTGTGGGTCCATATTTGGAAAAAATTTTAAAACTTCATCAATACTTGGAACATTTCCCGTGCTATATATTTTTTTAAATTTTTTATCTAAAGATAGTATATTATTAACAGTTGAAGATTTTAAAGTATTTCCTCTGGCACCAGTTAAGAAATCAGATTTTTCTATTGCTTGAATATCATATTTTGTAGGTTTTTTATAATACCTTACACCTGAAACTTTTTTTGAAAATAAACGATCTTGTATAAGTTTTTGAAATTTAGTTGGAACTGATTTTGGTCCTATTCTACCATATATTTTTCTAGCGTCTATTTCCACACCTAATTTTTCTGTAAGTATTTTTTGTAGATCAGCTTGAGATATTAAACCTTTTGTTTTATCTAAAGTTTGTTTTTTATCTTTAAAAGTATATTTAAAATTAGCTCTTTCTTGACTTGTTGTATCATTCCAATCTTTGCCGCCTGAAATTGTATTCCAAGTTTCTTTCATTTCTTCAGGTAATGGTGCTATGTATCCCTTTTTTGTTTTATAACCTGGTCTAGATCCATCAACAGTTGGTTGCACTAACATACCACCATCGGCCATGCTAGGTGGATTGTCTCTCATAAATCTATTGATCGCTTCTCTGTCTACAACGTCTTGTCTTGGCTCTGGTTGAGGTATGTTATCTGCTGTGGTTACTACACCTTCGTCAAATAAATTTTGTAATTCTACAATTTTATTTAAAAATTTTTCATCCATGCTATTCTCCTAGCATTCTTGCGATACCACCTGATGCATTTTCTTTTCTACCTTTTAATTTAAGGTTTTTGATAAGTTGTTCCATCATCATGATGTCTTTTTCACCAGCTCCTGCTGGTACTGGTGATTTAAAAGATCCTTCAGGGAACATCATTTTAACAGCTTGATCTCCATAACCAGGAGAAGCTTTATTCATAGACGCTGCTAAGTCGGCTTTTGATTTATCAAAAGCTACTCTTGATGAAATCATATCTCTAAAATTTTCTATCATTTCAATTCTTTTACCCGTCATTGCTTCTTTTAATTTTAAAAACTCAGCTTCAGACATAAATCTCTTAGCTGAATCTGGTAATGCTTTATAATTTGCAACTCTTAAATATTCTGATGGGCTAACACCTTTTTCTTTTGCTAGATTTTTAATTATAGTTCTTAATATTCCACCACCTTTTAATGAACCTGCAAATAAACCAATTCTACCACCGTCTGCTTTTTTAATTTTTGTAGTTTCTTTAGTTGCAAAATCTGTTATGTTGTCCTCAAACACAGTTCCCTCTTCAATGACATCATCAGCAACACCTTCAACTGTATCGTACACAGTACCTTTTTTATCTATATACGAAGTGTCCTCTGTATATTCATCAGCTACTTTTCCTCCTGTAGCTTCATCAGTCTGACCCTTTCCAGGTTTATAACTCATGTAAGTCTCCTCTGCTAAAACTTCATCGTAGCGTGTAGGATTATCACCATCTACTTTAATTCTTTGAATTGTTTTTTCACCTGTTACAAGGTCCTCTGTTAACTCATAGTCTTTGTATTTTGTAACTTTTTGTCTTTCTGATGTTGCAAGCACATCAGTTACATCGTCACCTAAATTTTTTATCTTATTAACTAAATTAAAGAAATACGCTGGGGGCTGACCTGATGACGCCGCAGCAGCTTTTTCTGCAACGGGTGTAGCTTTGCTTGCAATTTTTGCACCTTTAAAAACTTTACCAACAACAGGTAGTGACGCAAGACCGGCCATAATTTTCATAAACGTTCTTCTGTCCATACCTTTTTTAAAACCTATACGACCACCATCTGCAAAGTCATTGTCATCAAAATCCATATCTGTTTCTTTAGGTTTTATATTTCTTTCAAAGATATGATCTTCTGTATCTTGTAATATTTTTTTAGCATCTTGTTGTGTTAAATTTTTATACGGGCCTTCACGTTTAATAACTCTGTTTGCTTCTTTCATAGCATCAACAGGATCCATTGCTAACATTTTTTCTACAG